CCAAACAATTTAGTCATACGATTTAGCGCGCCCATGGTGAACCAGCGGGCGCCTGCTTCGTGGCCCAACTCTTCGGAAGTTGTTGACTCAGGGGCCAGCTGTCCAGCTGCTTCTCAAGACAACGAATGCAAGGATTGCAGGCAATGCTGGGACGCTACAATTAAAACGGTTAGTTATGGAAAGCATTAAAAAATTTGTTGCGGCTGGTCCGTTGGAAAATGATATACGGAAACCAAGATGTAGCCACGGGGTCGCAAAGCCCCTAGGAACCAGACTTTGGACGCGACAAATATTGGATCAGGTCATTAGCTTAAAAGCTCACGACGGTGGGCGCGAGCGTGCACCTGGTCCAGGCCTTAACCAGCAAGCATCAAGCAACAAGCTTACAAAGTCTCAAGCTTCAAGCAGCAAGCATCAAGCCCCAAGCACAAAGGCTCAAGCTTAAAGCCGCAAGCAACAAGCTCGTGGATCCGGGCTCCTTCAAAAAGTTTCACGGTACTCGGACCAAGGGCCTCTACTAAGATAAATGTATTCTGTGGATGTTTGAAATGGAACGCAATTTGATGTGGACTGAAGCGTACCTTGTTACTCTTCGTAACTTTTAACTCTACTGTAAAAAAGTTCCCCAAAGTATTATACCCCAATAGATCAGGAGTACCGGATAGACTAAGGTTTTCAAGTCTATTCCAGATAATTTTGGGAGTTTTTGACTTAAGTTTTTGATATAATTTACGCTCTGGTGCCATACATTTTTTGGGGTAACATCGTCATTCATTTTACAATCTTTCTGACACGTTTTTGTTGACTTTATCAAACTCAATGTTGAAAGATATTATAGTTTTTTTAACATCAGTTAAAACTTTTGACGACCTGTGGATAACAAAACTTGGAAAAATTACAATATCACCTTCTTTTGCCGGTATATTAAATTTATTATCTAAATTAAAAGGATCTACCAATTCTGTTGAAGGAGCTGACTCAGGAAGCTCTAAGTAGTAAATACCAGTATAGTTTTGACTATGTATATGCCAACCATGTCTACCTTCTTTCTCGTATTGTTGAAACCACAAATCTTTAATGCTGTATACTTCAAATCCTAAATTGGTAACACATTTTTCAAAATGTGTTTGTAAGTAAGGTAGCAAATATTTTACCCATTCTCTATCTGTAGACTTAGAATTAGAGTGATCTAATTTTTTTATAAAATCATCATACTTATCTTGACCATATAATTGATCGCCCGGTGCTTTGTTAATTAGACTAACCAGATCATTTTTAATTTTATCATGTCCATTTAATTTATCTAATAGAATTTTAGAATTTACTTTTATCTCTATCACTTAATAGTCCTTCTGAAGTTTATCTGGCAAGATAAGACTCGAAGGTTTTTCAGTTTTTAAAACTAATCTGTGTGCACTATGACCTGGCTGACCAATGATAGGAGTAGCATTCTCATGTACTTCCATTCTTCGGATTGCATGCAAATTTCCTTTTATCTCCACATAGATAACTGCGTTTTTTACTGCGTCAGAGCCTTTAGTAAAGTTACTCAAGAATAGTTGCAAGTCTTGTACTCTCATGAATCTTTTCGTATTAACTTGTCTGTTAATTCATCTATCACTTTTTTATAACCTTGCAATAGATTTTTATTTTTTTCATTCTCAGATGAAATTTGTTTTAATTTCCAAAGTTGTTCTTTTTGAAGTTTCAATAAAAACTTATATCCCTCAATGGAATCTTTTAATTTTTCAATTTGTTTTGTAAGATCTAAATCTCCTCTGTCATCTTTCATCTATTGACTTTATAGGATAGTTACCTTAAATTGTCAACTATGGGTGTACCAAAAAGACTTACAGAAATGCAACAAAGATTTGCCGAATTTTTAGTATTCGGTGGACCTGATGGACCAATGACTCAAACAGAGGCAGCGATCGCTGCTGGGTATAGTCCTAATCGTGCAAGACAAGAAGGATCAGAGTTATGTAATCCTAGACTATCACCACTTGTTGTTAAACACATTGGTGAACTAAAAGAAGAAAGACTTCGAAAACATGAAGTCACTTACGAAGGACACGTAGCAGAACTTGCTAGACTTAGAGAGGCCGCTTTAAAAAAAGGATCATTCTCTTCTGCAGTGAATGCGGAAGCAAACAGAGGAAAAGCAGCAGGACTATACATAGATAGGAAAATAATAAAAACAGGAAAATTAGAGGACATGTCAGAACAAGAGCTAGAAGCAAAAATGAAACAACTTTTAAACGACTACGGACAGATAATTGATGTGACTCCATCTAAATCTTCTGAATCTTCTTTACCCACTGACGAGGAATCATCGTCCGATCTCCAAAAGTAATACCATCTTCATCTTGATCGTAAGATGCAAATAATTTTATAGACTTATCATCTTTAGAATATAACCAACCTTCATTAACAGGTCTTGCTAATTTCATCTTGTCAAACTCTTTGTCAGTAGCCCAGCCCGAGTCGCTTACACAATCAATCCACTCCACTCGAACTCTCGGATAAGGTATATCGGGAGCACTTTCAGCAGCAATTCTTTTTCTTCTTTTCCTAGGCATGGTTCCTTTCTACAACTGCGACCCCTATATGACAATAAAATATTTTAACACGCGCTTGCAAAAAAATATTTTGAAAGTGTCGCAAAAGGTAACAATTGACCTATTAGTGTTGATTTTACTGGCAAAAAGTAGCGACCCCTGGGGTGTCGGGAGGGTTCGGAAGGGTTCGGAAAACGCCTTTTGCCTTCGCACTTTTGTGGCCAAATTGTGGCCAAACAGGCAAAAAACCACATTTCTGCCACAATTGACCATTTTTTTGCGACCCCAAACCCCATTTTGCGAACCCTGCCGAACCCTTGCGACCCCTCAGGGTTCGCAGTTTTATAAGACTGTTTTCTCTGTTTGTTCACCATAATATTTTGTCATCACAGCTAATTTATCCTCAACATCTGCTATACGCTCTAACTGTTTATCGACCTCTCCTGTAATATCTACATGTTCCGGGATCACTAAATTGTGTTCACAAATAGCATCTATCTTGTATCTAGCATCTTCAATTTCTGCTTCATACTTCTTTAGAATTGTTCTAAACAACCTATTATTCATTTCCACCTCCTTGTCATAATTTTGCCATGTTCATCTTCGTACATAATCCATGACTTATAACCATCAAAATAATAGCCGTGTATTTTTCTTTTTACTTTCATTTAAAGTCCTCCTCTTTCATTTGTATGTTTGCTTTTTCTTTCTCATCATGCATTAGGTCATAATACATGTCTATTCTTTTTAAAGCTTTGTGTTTCCAGTCCCTAAGTTCCGAACCACTTATTTTAAATTCTTGGTAATATAGGTCAGGCGTGCATACCATGATAACTCCCTGCCCAATTTGAGATTTGTAGACGTAGTCGTGTGCCATGGCGTACATTGCGATTTGCAAATAATAATCTTCGATCCATTCTTTCTTCTTCGGACGATTAGCTTGTTTGAAGTCAACAACAGTTTCAATATCGTTATGTAAACAGACAAGGTCTGTTTGACCTGCGTATAGCCCCGGATAATGTAAAGTAACTTCTGAGCCGTAATACTCTGATACTGGCGCGAGACCGATCTCCATAATTTTTTCGGCCATGGGCTTCGCCTGGCATCCGAGTTCTGTAAGATCATCGTAACCAACGCCCGTGACATAAGACTCGAGGAATTTGTGCATACTGGTGCCCCGTGCACTAGATACATTCTTGATTCTGTCCGCTTCAGCTTCGCCAACTTTAGCCTTCCATTCTTTTAAAAATTGTTGATTTTTGGTGGCTCCTAATATCGTAGTCACACTAGGAAGTCTATAATTATTTACTTCATAGACCCTGGTCCCTGTTCCGGGGTCCGTGATCTGTTTACCATTGATATAGTTGTATTTTTCACTCTTCTTGATTGCCTTACCAATGTTGTGATATTCCTCTATATCTTTATCGTTCATCATTTTTTATTCTTTAAATATTTAGGTGCAAAGTTAACAATATTATTTAACGGTGCAGAATCGTGAAAGTTACCACTAACACTGATTCGTGTGCAGTCAGACTTGTAGGGTGCAACCCAGTGTTTGAGCCACGCAGGAAAGATAAACATATCATTCTCTTCAGGTAAGAAAGACATATAAGTAATAGCGTCTCTTGGTCCATTACCATAGATAAACTGTATACCACCAGGACCACAGCTCTTACCTTTATAGTCTTCGTGTTCTTTTTTTAATTCTTTAGGCATACTACAATAAATTACAAACGATAGTCTACCATCATGATCATGTGGTGGATTAAAATCATTCGGTCTTTGATAGTTTATCCATAACGCAGATAAAACATACTCTGGCAACTTATCGTATGGCTTGTTAACATATCTTTGATATGCTTGATCATAGACACCGATGTATTGTGATAACGTTGGTAATATTTTATTTTTAGACTCAGGACTATAACCTGTTTCTTTGTCCAAGATTCCTGCTAATTTAGTCGTGTAGTCTTCATTATTAGACTTTGCTTCATCTAATAATAATTTTTTAAATTCATCTTTTACTTTTAACTTAACAACGCAAGGTCCCCAGTTAAATATAGATATAGGTATTTGTTCACTCATAGTTTTTTCTTTAACTCCTCTAAGTAGGCACTGTTCTCTTGGTTTCTAATTAAGTCTTCCATTTGCTTGCTTTGTCTAGATCTTAATATTCGAGCATGTTTAATCCATGCCCAAGAATTTATTCGACCTGACCACTTCATAATAAAATGAAGTCCTTC